GGAAAATGCCACAATGTTCTCTTTGCTGGGAGGCCATAGGTCATACTGTCTGCTCATGAACATGGCCAGATCGCACATTTCAGAAAAAATAAAAGTGTTGTTACTAATGCGGATGGAACCGTCAGGACCTCGGACAGAGACAGTATACCACTCGGGAACTCCTGGCTCCCATGTGGTGGATAAGGTATTGTTCCATGTTTTATTATTATGTGTAATTTCAACGGACCTGCAGTCCCATCCGCACTTAATAAGAACTCCACAGAGACGGCTTGTGTCGGGTGCAAAAGTAAGTGTGCAGTTTTCTGGGTCGAAGTCTAGACATGGATCGTGATCAAGAGGATTGAGATTAGCAGAGCCCAGACCCAAAAGCGAAAGTAAAGCAAGCACGACTAATATGGCCCCCATTTTTTAAACCAACAGCGCAATATGACTAAATATGCACAGCAAGGTATGTATAGGTAGCAAAGGATTAGCACAAGCCCACCCGCAACTACTCCTAACGTTACAAAACCCGCTACCACCCAGGGGTCGTCAGTAGGGAGACCGCGGAGCTCACCTCCGGTTTTGGGAGTGGTAGTATTGGCAGAAAGAAGGCTTCGTGAAAGGCGGTGTTGCAGATGAGATCCAAGCTTGTTAGTTTCGGGAAGGTTAGTAGTGGATGGTGCTGGTAAGGTAGAGTTAGAGTCCTGGATCAGAGGAGGAAGGGTCTTCTGGAAGATCTGGTTGGTGTTGTAAAGTCCTGATTGAAGAAGCGGTAGTCCGTAGGAGGGTCTTAACTCAGTTTTTATTAAACTCAGCACAAACAAGACAGCAAAGGCTTTCATGCAATCCGGGGTGGTTACAGATGCAGTAAATGGAGATGGTTGTATTTCCCTGGTCGCGCTCAATCAGCACGGGTCGCTGGGAGAAGATTCGATGCAGGCGAGAGTCTATTCCCCCTTCGATGGTAATCCGCACTCCGTGGGCCGGACCCTGAGGGTGCTCCTCGGGGAGTTCGAAGTAGATGAACTCGGTGAGTTCCCGGGCGAAGCAGCGAAAGCGGCGGCAGTGGTCTAGGTGTCGCAGTCGAGCTAGCTCAGCCGCGCCACCATTAGACATCAATCATAGCCATCCACTGACTCGCTGATTGCGTCGAAGTTCGGTATGAACTCGTCTGGGTACTGGCCAGGAGAGCCGGAGAAGGGGTTGAAGTAGACAGAGGGAGTAAACTCCTCCACGAACTGGAGAGTTCCGATGCCGCCCGAGCGGGGCTGCGAGGACGAACTCTCCAAAGTCAGTACAGCCTGACGAGGGGTGAAGGAAGATCTCCCACAGCCGGCGATCTGGAAGACTCCGTCTGGTCGCAGACCAAGCGAAGAGCTAACCGACTCGTCGTTGAGCTGGATACCTCGGCCTCTGATCACCAGGCGTTTTATACTCTGTTGAGGTCGGTGACGACATAGGGCGGAACCGCCCGCCAGCTGTACACCTGCGTTAGTCATCTGAACTTCGGCCTGGGCGTCTCGAGGAAGTAGTACGGTGGTGGGAGCGGGAGTTTCCTGGTACACCAGGGCGGCGGGCCAATTTCGGGGATTAAGGTGTTGGCGGGGTGTGGTGGTGAGAGCTGACTGTTCTAGGAGTAACTGGTTTCGATAAGCTCGTATATCATTAACCCGTGATATCATTGAGGGCCCGGCGCTAAGCCAATTCATGCGGGTGGAGTAGTCCTGGGAGGCGCCTGCTGCCAACCCCATTTGGGGCTGATAGCTCCACATGTAAGGCGTGGGAATCTCTTTACTCATGACTAGGGCAAAGGACAGGTGCCAAGGGTGACGTGATTCCCGCCGTTTTCGAATAAGCGCGGGCAAGGGCTACTCTTTAAGAGTCAGCGCGCAGTACTTGTTGAAGAGAGCCTCGGCGTCCTCGAGAGTGCGCTGAAGTTGGTCTTCGCTCTTGTGATACAAACAACTTCTGGTGAGCGAGCGCAAAGATCGGTTTTTTACTTTCAGTTCCTGCTCTTGCCCCCGACTCTGCTGGAAGATGGCATAGAGGGTTGGAAAGATCCGGTTCCTCAGCTCTCTGGTCTGCGCTGGCTCGTTCGCTGTGATCCTCAGTCCTCCTCCTGCTGCACTTGTTGTAGATTTTCTAACTGCTGGTTTTCTGGTCACCGTTGTCGCTGCTGTCTTTTTCTGTCGGGGTTGCCGGGACTTGCTGACTGCAGTAGGGGCTGTGGAGGTGACGGTAGTAATGCAAGATATTGCGGGGGAAGTTCACACCGTGGTGGAAGAGCAGGTATCGCCGGGTGAAGGATATGTTGCCCCCGCATTCATGCAAGCAGGAGATGATAGCGTTTTTATGTCCACGCCAGGACTTGTATCCCTGTCGCTCCTTCTTACCGGTCTTGGAAGCGGTGGTCGGGTTTGGGAATCGCCCGGTCTCGTCCCATCTACTGTTGGGCCGCCGCTGGACCCCCCGACCCGGAGCGGAGATGGTAGCCGTGCTGCTGTCTGGGGACTTGCTTGTCTCCGCCGCCGATGACAACTGTTTGGCGGCGGTTGCTTCTTCCACCTCCTCTGCCTCCTCGTCTTCCTCCTCCAAACTGTCTTCCTCCAGGCTGTCCACCTCCTCTGCCTGGCTGTCCCAATCTTCCATCTCCTCCTCTGCCTGACTGTCCCAGTCTTCCTCCATATCCTCTGGGGGCGTCAGCTGCACCTTCAGCTTCTTGCTTCCTCGGCGATGGGACATCCTGGGGGAACCTTGTGTTGAGCTCCTCACCGGTCTGGGGGTCAAGGTAGACCCCGCTTCCCTTTTTTAGTAGAAATTCTTGGCGGGATTTTTGGATGGCTTGCAATTGGGCCAGAATTGCTCCCTGGGTGATGACGCAGGCTGAGAGCTCGACTTTGGGAGGATGTGACTGGTCCTCATAGAACCTGATCTCATAGGGGTGGTAATCCTCGGGATGAAACTTGCGCAGGTAGGCGGAGGTCCACAGCCCCGGTGTCAGTTTCAGACTCTGCCCCGGAGAAGACCCCTCGCCTTCACTGCTGGGACCCTGCAACTCGAAGGTGCCGATGATCTGAGTCTCGCTCAGCAACTGGGGGTTGCAGGCAAGGGAGCGGTGGGGTGTGCAAAGATTGCAGCGGCAGTGGCATTCCAGCAGACCGTCTCCGCTCACATCCTCTATAACATCCGAGTGGTAGGAGAGGTAGTTGGCCAGGCGGAACAGGTAGCAGTGGCTCCATAGCGGCGGTGGGCACTCGCGGTAGGTGAGAGGCACAAAGTCGGAGGGCAGCGCACAGCAGGTGGCAGGCAGGATACCGGAGCGTTCCAGGATGAAAGAGCGAAAGTTGTTAAGCATGCTCTGGCTCATAAAGTCTGGCAGGCCGTTTCGCAGAGTAACCCTGAGACGCTCGGGGAAGATGATGTCTGCCAGGTCCGAGGCGACGGTGCGCTCATCAAAACCTGTCCACAGGGCTTTGAGGGATCTCTGCAAGAGCTTGTCCAGCTCTTTTAGGTTCTGCTCTTCCAAACACTGTTGCCACACACCCATGCCAGTCTGCCAGGTATGGCAGAGGTAGAGGTAGACACAGTCTCGGATGTAGTCACGGCGGGCCTCCCCTTTAAGGGTGGTGTGCAGGACGCTCTGCCCTAGCCGGTTCTCATGCAAAATGCCCATGTAAGAAACCAGGTTGGTAAGCTCCACGTTGGAGATCTTGCATGCCTGCCGCACGAAGCCATGTCTAAAGGTGTAGTGCAGGTTCTCCTCTAGCTTGCGCAGGGTCTCGGGGTCGGTGAAAAAGCGGCGCAAACACTCCAGCTCCACAGTTACTAGCACTACAGCCATCATAAGCTTGCGCCTCTCTTCCAAATCTCGGGGGGAGTTGGTACCCAGCCAGCGAGATAGCTGCTCGTCACTGACTACCGGCTTGCCCTCGTCCGAGGCGTCTGGATCCTGCATGTTCTGGTTTTCTGAAAGTGGACCTGCTCGTTTGATGAGCAGATGGTCCATAACAGCGCTCATAACTTTGGGGGGCAGGTTAACAGCGGGGTAGGCAAAATGGGTGACCACGATACTGCGCTTGAGCACTGCAAGCCGGGCATTGTCACCCTCCAGTTCCACTAAAGCGCTGTGATGTTCATCCATGCCATTCTCTCCCTGTTGCAGAGCATTTGCGGCCCGAGTCTCATCACTTCCCAGACCCTCAAAGATTTTTGGAACCTCTTCCAAGGAAGCTATATCAGGTAAGCGAGCTCCCGGACCCAAGTTGAGAAGGGCATCGGCGCGGGTGCGGTTGGCGCGGCAGGAGACTGGAATCTTTTGGTTCTTAAAAAAGATGTGGTAGGTGGCCAGCACTTCGGGGACAGTAAAAGCTGGATAGAAGTTCAGTCGAGGGTTGGCCTCGCAGGTGCCGTTTGGCTGCCGCTTGGGGGGTATGTGAGGCGAAAAGAGGTTCAGCTCGTAGGCGCGGCTAAGCTCTTCCACACTGATGGGCACTTCGGTGAGGTCGAGTAGTGCGTCTTTAACTATGTTCGACTGCCTTGCTAGATGTTTGAGGAGCACGTCTTCCCCACCAAGCCCGGTGAGGTAGTCGGCAACTTGATCCCCGATGCCAGCCTCCTGGTGATCGCCATCTGCTTGATGCTCTGGGCGGTCGTCATCCTCTCTGTCTAGAAAACGTTTCAGCTCCTCCTCGTGCTCCGCCGGTGTCACATAGCCCGGGTCCTGCTCGACATCTGCCTCAATCTCTTCCGCTTTCACATTATCCTGCGCCTGCATCTCCTGGGCTGCGTCGACCTCCTCCTCCTCATCATCGAGGGTAGAGGTGGTGGTAGCTGGACTGGGTGGTGGGGTGGTTAAGCTCTCCTCCTCGTCGCTGCTGGGGGCGAGGTGTGATGGCGCTTGCAGCGATGTTGGCAGTGATGGCTGAGTTTCCATGTCTGTTGTTTCTCTGCCTAGGAGAACACAATGGCCAGCCGCGGAGGAAATCAGTCAAGCGACCGCCAACGGGAGCACACCCCCGAACGCGGAATGGGCTCTGCCAGCCATCCGCTTCCAAGGCCAGACCGCAGCCCATCTCAGTCGCCTCCACCTCTGCCCCCGAAGAGGAACACCTACCGTCGCGTGGGGTCCGATTCTTCTATCGAGAGCCAGGTGGTACTGGTAAGCGAAACTTCGCGGTCATCCCTGTCTCCGGAACGGAGCAACAGTCCTCCCCCGATCCCTCCCAAGAAGAAGCCCAGAAAGACCAAGCATGTCCCTCTGCAAGACATCGGCCACGACAGCGAAGAAGAAAGAGAACAGGCTCAGTTGGTGGCCGTGGGCTTCAGCTACCCCCCGGTGCGCATCATTGAGAAGGATGGCAAGAGAAGTGTTGAGAAGATCGACAAGAATGACCCTATAGCTAAAGGAGCTACTTCTATTGCTGTTAGGAATCCTTTGAGCTTGCCCCTGGTATCTGCCTGGGAGAAGGGCATGGAAGTGATGGCTGTGCTAATGGAGAGGTACAGGCTGGATAATGACCTGAGAACATCTTTCAAGCTGATGCCAGAGCAGCACGAGCAGTACAAGCGTATCTGCCACCAGTATGTGAACGAGGAGCACCGTGGCATCCCGCTGACATTTAGTAGCATGAAGACCCTGACAGCGATGATGGGAAGATTCATGCAGGGATTGGTACATTCTTATTCTGAGATCGCCCACAATAGTTGGGAGTGCACCGGGTGCGCTCTGTGGGCTCATGGATGCACCGATTATGAAGGCAAGGTGAAATGCCTGCATGGCACTATCATGATTCAGAAGGACCACATTATCGAGATGGATGTGGCGAGCGAGAACGGACAGCGCGCTATGAAGGAGAACCCAGACAGAGCCAAGATCACCCAGAACCGCTGGGGCAGAAATGTGGTCCAGTTGGCCAACAACGATGCCCGCTGCTGTGTAAATGATGCCAACTGTGCTACTAATCAATTTTCCAGCAAGTCCTGTGGGATGTTCTATACCGAGGGAAGTAAGGCTCAGGAAGCTTTCAAGCAGTACGAAGCCTTCATGAAGGCCGTGTACCCAGGGATAACCCCCGACCAAGCCAGGATGATGCTGATCCCCATTCATTGCGATTGCAACCACAAGCCAGGCTGCGCTCCCGTGATGGGCAGGCAGACCTGTAAGATGACCCCCTTTGGGATGGCCAATGCTGAAGACTTGGATGTGACTACCATCAGTGACCCGACCGTGCTGGCAAGCGTGAGACACCCAGCCTTGATGGTGTTCCAGTGTTGCAACCCAGTGTACCGCAACTCCCGTGTCCAGAATGCCGGTCCCAACTGTGATTTCAAGATCTCTGCTCCTGACCTACTTGGCGCCCTGCAGCTGACCAGAAAGTTGTGGCAAGACACCTTTCCCGAGATTCCAGTTCCCAAGTTGGTGATCCCCGAGTTCAAGTGGCAGAACAGGTTACAGTTCCGCAACGTATCCCTGCCCGCGGGTCACTTTGACTCACGCCAGAACCCATTTGATTTCTGAGTGAATAATGAAAACGAATGAGTAAAAAACGAGAGCCTTAGTGCATGTAAAAATAAAGTGCTTTTTATTGAACACGGTTTTACATGACTTATTGCATATCCATACGGTCAAACGCGGTGGCCCTTTCGATGCGTGCGCGGTGAGAACGAAAGTAAGATGAGTGGGTGTTTAGGAAGCGATATAGCGCCTCCTGGTTGCGGCGCAGGGTGGGCTGCACTTGGGGAGATTGGAGCATGCTGTTGGGCACCCCAGTCAGCAACTTCATGGTGGGGTTTCCGTTCATGGGGCGGTCGGGCCAGTGCACAAAGGCATGAAGGAACATACAGCAAAAAAGTCCACAGGCGGCTGAGCGTGGGCCCTGCACGCTCTGGGTGGACTTTTCCAGGGTGATGCAGCGGTCTTTGGTAGCAAGGGCACTGCGGCGCAGGAGCCCCTCGTACTCAAACTGGTAAATCTGTTTGAGTCGCTCATCCGAGAACCCAAAAGGATCAAAAAGGTAGCAGGTGTTGGAGCGCGGGTTCCAACCAAAAGCCAGCCAGTGCTCTCCCCCCGTCTCGCGTCCGGCAGTGTTGACTATGGCGCAGGCGAGCTTGTCGGGGGCCATGAACCCCGGGAAACGCTTGTCAAAGGTTCCCAGGAAATAGGGTCCGCAACCCAGGTCTCGGACGATGGCTTTGAGCTCTTGCTCGCTGGAGCCGTTTCCGGACCCGCATGACATGGCTGCAGCTGCTGCTTGCAAGAAGCAAGAGGCTTCTTATGTGGTGGCGTTGCCGGCCGAGAACGGTGTGCGCAGGTAGACGGCCTCGATGACGCCGCGGTGTGGCTGGTGCACTCTGACCACGTCGAAGACTTCGAAAAGAAGATAAAGCAGGGTGGGCTCATCCATGGGATCCACCTCAAAAGTCATGTCCAGCGCATGGGCCGAGTTGGCATAGAGCAGGTTCTGTCCCAGGTCCGTAAGGGCTCCCATGGACATGAAGTTGCTGGAGAACGGTATGCGCCACATGGTCCTGTCGCACAGGAACTTTTTTTGGGTAACACTTTTAACGGCAGTAGTTCCGATGAGCGGGTATGGATAATTGGCTGGGTAAGGTTCCCCTTGTCTCATAGTAGGCGCAAGGTATCCTACAAAGCCAGAGTTGTTGTGTTGATATGGTAAGGTGACGGCTTTGTAGTCAGTGTAATTAACCTCATCAACCACCTGCCTGCTCATAGGCTGGAAGTTTCTGAAAAAGGAGTACATGCGATCCTTGTATCCCTCAGGGATGTAAAAGCCCTGGTAGCCAATGTTGTAGTTGGCAAGCATCTGAACCAGGAACCAGTCTTTGGTCATGTTGCATTGGGCCACATTGTATCCTTCCCCATCCACAGTGCGCTTGATTTCAAACTCATTTGGAGACAACAGCCTGTCATTGCCAGGCCAGCTGACTGAGGAGTCAAACATGATGGAGACCTTCTTGAAAGTGTGGTTAAGGTAAAAAGTGCCATCCAGGTAGGGAATAGATCCAGAATAAACGAAGTAGGGATCGAACCCTGATCCAAGAGATGGAGTCTCCTTGGTTTTGAGTCTGGTGAAGGACCAGCCCCTGAAGGCTGCCCAGTTGCGAGATGGGATGGAAATTGGAATGTTGGTTGCATTGGCAGGGATGGGGTAAAGCATGTTAGCTGCAGAGAGGTAGTCGTTGAATGACTGATCATTGGTATCGTTGCGCAGCATGGCTTCAAGAGTTGAAGCGGTGTTGTGAGCCATGGGGAAGAAGGTGGCATAGAGGTTGATGCTGGTGAAACTTATGGTAGCACCATCTGTTCTGAGGTCATTTCCAAGGGAACTTTGCAGGACCATGTTCACATCCTTTCTGAAGTTCCACTCATAGGTGTAGGAGCCAGGTAGAAGAAGTAGGTTCTTGACAGCAAAGAATTTTTGAGGCACTTGTATGTGGAAAGGCACATAACGGCCATTGCCCAGAAGCATGGACCGGTAGCGTAGGCCAGCATTGCGGTGGTGGTTAAATGGATTCACATTGTCCATTGGGTCAAGAGACCACCTGGCGCCAATGTTGATGTATGAATCGACCAGAGATGGGGAAACCACTCGCCCGTTCATGTACTCATAGGTGTTGGTGTTAGCGGGCAGAGTAATGTTAGTTGGCGTGTACTTGTAAACATCTGGAAGGTACAAAGCCACATTGGAGTACAGAAAACTTCTCCAAAGATTAGCTTGGATATTAATTTCCATAGCCAGATTGTTGCCTATGGCTATTTCATTAGCTGTAGAAACTTTAGTATCTTTTTCCCATGCAGTGTCTCTAGGTTTAATGCCTTGATATTTGTTCCCTGGTCCTATGCCATCCAGAGGAAAACAGTAATTAGGCAGTTCATCCTCGACGCCATGATTTTCAATAATACGAACATCGGGATCATAGCTGTCCACAGCCTGATTCCACATGCTGAAGTATCTGCTTCTGTCTCCCAGAGAATCAAGCAAAAGCTGATATGACAGTTCAGTGTTTCTGTCCTGCAAGTCAACCACTGCATTCAGTTGTGATGCTTGGCCGGCCAAAACTCCCATATTTCCAGTACTGTTGTAGTACATAAGACCTACAAAGTTATCCCTGAAGCCAATGTAATTGGGTCTGTTAGGCATGGCTTGTTGACCCAAATTTGCATGAGAGTTACCATCAGAAGTTCCTGGCTTGTATACCACATGGCTGTCTGGAGTTTCCAAATTGACATTTTCCGTGTAAAGCACAATTTCAGGCGAAAAAGCGTCAGCAGCTTCTCTACCATCGAAAAATTCCATATCAATATCTGGCTCCTCAGCTTCAACATCTCCTTCGGTTGGTGTTACTTTTCTGTTTTTAGCTTGGCCACCTTTTATGTTTGTAGGTCTTGCAAAAGACCCGTAGCATGGCTTCATTTTAGTAGCTGGTTTAAGAGCTCTACCTCCAAATTTTTCATTTGTTCCATCAATATCAGTCCATGATTCTTCTCCAACTTGAGGCTCTGGCTGATATGTTTTATCGGCATAAATGGGCTTGTTGTCTGCAGTAATGTCTTTCCCAATTTCTAAACCTTCCTTAGTAATATTGTCTCCCTTCGTGGAAGCAATGCCAAATGTGTATGTGGTGGCATTGTCTTCTCCCGTTGTAACTATCCACTGAGATGTGTTAGGCGCGCCCTTAGGAGCCAGTGAATTGTAAGCTGTGCCGGAATATGGCTTGAAGCTAGGACCTCTATCAAGCACCCCCCTAATGTCAAAGAATGTGCTGGCCATGTCAAGCACTCTGTTGTCGCCCACGGCGAGGGTGTACCGCACTTTGTAAGAGTATGTATTGTCCTCCCGGTCAACGGGCACGAAGCGCAGCATCAGTCGCTGGCTACGGTCGGTGGTCACATCGTGGGTGGGCGCCACTGTGGGGTTTCTAAACTTGTTCCCCATACTGAAGTAGGTGTCTGTTGCACGGGCGAACTGCACCAGACCCGGACTCAGGTACTCCGAAGCATCCTGTCCGGCGATGTGCATGTATGCCCATTGGGGCATCATCGATGGGGTGGCCATCTTGAAAGCAACTCAGCCTCGGCGCGCGACCTCTTCCTTTCTCCTCTGCTGCGGCGGCGTGGTGATGATACATACACACAGACAAGCAAGTTAAGCGCTACTCCATATTTAATTAATAGCAGCGACGGCGCTTTACACTCTGCACGCCCAGACCCACGATGCTGTTCAGAGTACTTTGCCAGTTTGCTTTCGGGCGCGGTGTGCCCCCAGGACGCGGTCTGGCTACGGCAACGGGCTGTACGGCGGTGGGCTTTCTGGTAGCGACAGGTTTGGGAACAGGCGCCGCAGAAGCAGGGGGAGGAGGCAAGTCCAAGGTGGCGGGTCGATGTAACTCAGAAGGTTTCATCACCCCGGTAGCCATGTGAGCTACGGGCCTGGTAGTGGGCATTCCGAGCTTTACTGCCTCCTCGTATGAAGGGGGCTCGTCTGCGCGCGTCACCAGCGTGTGCTCTAGCTCGGGTCGCGGACGCTTGTCGCCCCGCTTTTCCAGCGGAGGAAGTTCTTCCTCCACTTCCATTTCACCAGGGGTTGCGGGCGGCGGGTCCAGGCGGCTGTTTATCTGTTTTTGTACAGCCTGGTTGGCCAGATCCACTACGCCGTTAATACCAGAGGCGATCCCATCGACCACCTTCTGTTGGAAGTTTTGTTCCTTAAGCTTATTTCTCAGAGCCTGCCCTGTGCTGCTGTTCCAAGCTTTGTTCCCATAGGTTTTTACGGTCGAGCCAAAATTTTTAAGCCCGCTCCAGATACTGCTCCAATTGAAGGCGCCCCCGTTCAGTTGGCTCGTGCCGATGTCGCTCCAGGTGCCCATGTACGGCCTCGTGCCGTGTCGCGGAGCCAGGGATGAAAAATTGATGTCTTCCATCTCTACAAAAACATAGTCACAGGACCAGGAGCGTCAGAGTCCATTCTATTTTTTATTTATAAGTTTTTCCAATGTTAGTGGCGCTGCGAGGCCTGAACCGCCACGGAAGCTATGCCTGGTATCGCCCCGATCGCTGCGGCGATGATGGGTATAAGAGCTGGCAAAAAGCCACCCCCTAATCGTCTGCTGATAGCGCGCCTTCGTCTGTGGCGGCGCATCCCTCGCCCCAACATCCTTCTACGGCGCGAGTTTCTTCCTCGGTAGCCAGTAATGGGGACGCGAAGGCGGCAAGTGAGGGCCATATCTGCAAGGAGGCAGCGTCAACAGTCATTAAGTGGTGATGCTTGGATGGTAGCGCGCGCGCGGCAGCGTCAGAGGTTCAGCGCGACCATCGCGGTACACTCTCCGCACCAGGGCGGCGGGAGTCAATTTGCTGGCAGTGTTGCGGCGGCGGCGACGGCGACTTGCAGGTGGTTTGCGGCGGCGAGAGGTGTTGCTCCGGTTTCGATAGTAGCGAGTGCCTCTGTAACCCGGAGTGGGAATGATGGATGGGTGCAGAGCATAGTTGGGCATTAGAAGACTTGCTGGGCCGTACTTTCGTCGTGATCTTCGAGTGGTGCTGGGGGCGACAACGGGCGCGGGCGTCCAGGGTTCCGTTTGCACCTCAATTGAGGTGGTTGTGGGTTTTGCAGGTTCGGTCTGCACTTCCATGGACTCGGTGGGAATCTTGATGTCAAAGGTTTGTACTCCCAAACCTGGCGCCACTTCCTTGATAGGTCTTACTTTGACCTCAGGCTGGATATCGGGATCCACTTTCATTTTCTCCAGTACGTCTTCTAGCCTCTGGCGCTTGGGCACCATTAGCTGCATGGTAGGATATAGGTCCTCACCCTCGCGCTTTACGCCTCTCCGCGCAGGCACGGGCAGCACTTGCTGCAAGGTGACTGGTTTGAGGCTGGGGGTGGGATTTCCATGATCCAAGGGAATGGACACAGCCTCCTCTTTGGGACTGGATCTAGTGCGCTTGCCATAAGCAAACTCATCAAGGCGGTCTGCCGCCTGCTCAAGAATATCGTCATCCCCGTACACCTCATCATAGGACCGTTTAAAAGTAGTGCTGGAACGCTCGCCAGGTGTAAAAACCACAGTGGTTCCGGGTCTGAGCACTTGACGCACTTTGCGCCCGCGCCACTGCACGCGCCGTCTTGGGGCGAACTCGCGCACAAACTCCACCAGCCCATCATCGTCATCTTCTTCCTTTTTGTTATTTTTGACCCGCTTGATTTTGCGGGGCTTTTTTTCATCCTTCACCGGTGGACCGTAGATTTCAGGCGCGATGACCTGGAGCATCTCTTCCTTGTATTTGCGCTTGGACATACTTGCCGCTGGGACACAACATCGGAGACTGCTCAGTATCTTCTAAGTGCGAGGGGGGCGGGTGCGCACGGGCACGCGCTGGCCGGTAGTGGCATCACGCACCCAGTACACATTGCCTCTTCGCGGTTGGGCCATGTTGGCAATGGCCGCTGCTGCCGCCGTGGCCGCGCGCCTGCGGGACCTGCCGCTGCTGGCACCTAAAGCCGCGCGTCTGGCCGCTCTAAGCATGGCTCTTCGCCCCACACGTTTGGCCCTCCGCAGAATAGCTTTTGCAGCTCGCATGGCGGTAGTAGCCCTGTGGCGCCTGGCAATGCGCCTCCTTCGGCTCTTCCGGCGAGCATAGGCGCGGGCGTCTGCCACCACACTGTCAATAACTGCATCCACAGTAGATGTAGGCGCAGTAGGAGTATAATTACGAGCATCGGCGACCACCTGGTCGATCACATCATCGACCGTGGTCCGAGTGCGGGTACGACCCTTGAGTGCGCCCCATGGAGCGCGGAAATGACCGCGAACGCGCACAGGGTGCTGGGTAGAGCGTATGCGGGCGCCTCCATACATCTTGGTGGGCGCATACAGTCCCCAACCGGTATTATTACTGGGCGAGATGAGAATGGACATTTTTTTAGAAAGTGCGGCTTGAAAGAACGCGCGGCGCAACTATGCCCAGGGCCTTGTAAACGTAGGGACAGGTGCGGCGTCTGGCGTCAGTAACGGTCACGCGCTGGACTCCCCGGATACTGCTGCGTAACGGCAGGGTCCCGTGATCTGTGAGAGCAGGAACGTTTTCACTGACGGTGGTAATTGTGGGCGCCGGCGGGCGGATGAGGATCTGGTTCTCAGGGAAGCGGTTGAAGACGTGCGTGAGCGAAGTGGCCTGTCGGAGCTGCTGAGAGTACACGGCTTGCTCATTGTAGAAACTCTTTGAGAAGACGGGCATAAGCTCTGCACCCACCACTGGGTAGTTGTTGACTTGTCTTGTGGAGCGGAAGGTGACTGGGTCTTGCATCATGTCAGGGAGCGACCAGTAAACCTGCTCTGCCCCACAGGTGACATCTGAAGTGGTGAGCAGTGTCCAAGACCTTATTCCTTTCTCAGGGTTACCGTAATTGTAGGACAGGTACCAACTGCGGTAGGCCGTGTTGATTTTGTCTTCCAAGACATTGTAGCTTCTACTCTTGCTGTCTTTTTCTAGAGGTTGGATCTTTAACTCTTTTTTAACTTCAGCAGCTGCAGCTTCACGTTTGTGTTTTTCTGTTATATAGGTATCTCCTCTAGTTATATTATCATCTTCACTAGTTTCCTCTGCAACAGCCAGTGTGGTTGTTTCAGTAGTGGTATCCTTTTTGCTTTCCTCATAGGCAGTGATATCCAAAAGGGCAGGAATATTACCCCCTTCAAGATCTTCATACATGATTTTGAAACCCTCCTGGAATGGATGTCTCTTCCTGATGCCAAGCAAGTTGCTAAGTCGGCTTTCAGTAAAGTCTACCCCGCAACCAGGCAGCAATACAATGTCAGGATGGAATGCCTCATAAGTGTAGACTCCTGGCATAATCAACTTAGTTTCGGGGTCCCACCCGAGCCTGAAATTTCTAGTGTCAAACTTAACACCAATGTCACTTTCCAGCACTCCATTCTGTCTGCCAATTTCCAGGTAGTTGTCAATGATGGCATTGTTCATCAGGTCGATCGTCATGGTGGCTGAAAAGTTGCCTTCTGGTAAAATGAACTCAAACCACTCATACTTCAAGATATCCTCTTTATGATCATAGGTGTCATTTACTGTAACACCTTCAGGAGCTTTTCTGGACACCATCACCCTCGCCTTGAACTTGTTGCTGAACATGTACTCGTTCACGTTGGGCATGTTGGTGTGCATGATGGTCTTCAGATGACCGCCCCATCGCGACCGTTCGTCAAAGTTAATGGTCTGGGTGCTAGCCTCCGTGGGGGTAAAGTCATTGTTCTGCACCACCGTGGTCAGGAAGTTGCTGTGGTCGTTCTGATAGTTCAGGGAGGCGATGTCCGCCGACTTGTTGTCAACCAGATACAACTTGGTGGTATCGTACAGGGGCGACAGCTCCGAGTAACGAATGCTGTTTCTCCCTTCCGTAGGCGCCAGGTACCGCGGGGGTACGAAGGGAACCTCCAGTGGGGGCTGTATCATCGCCGCCTGTTGCTGCATCACGCTCTCGTAAGAAGGAGGAGGACCCTCCGGATACACCACCGCTCCGCCTAGCACGGCTCGTCTCCTCATCGTACTAGACACAGATAACAAAAAAGAACGAACGCACGCTCGGTCGCCATGGCCTTGGTGAGTTGCATTTTTATTTTACTTTCACTTTTACAACATGCGCCCGAATCTGGGACGCAGATGAGCGAACGGGTTGCCCCCTCCTCTTCCACCCAAGTCCAACACGCTGCTATCATCGGCAGAGTCCTCATCGTCCCACACAAGACCCATCTGTCTGTCGTGGCGCTGGCGTCTACGGGTCGGTCTGCTTGTAGCCCCCAATATCCTGGGCTCGTCTCTGTGATCCTGCGCATAGGTCTTCCATCTACTCATCTTATCCACCAGACTCTCTATTCCATTGTTGGGGAAGTTCTTTTCCCTCTCTGGCCTCAGCAAAGAGTCATTCAAGTACTCATCCTCGCCCATCAAGCGCGGGCGGGTTATTCTCCCCAGTTCACTGCTGCGAACGCTGTTTAGTGAAAAGGGCAAGCTAGGGAAAGGACTTGCAGCTTCGGGCACGGTCGCGGCAGCACCAGCCGTTCCGGACAGCGACACGGAAGAGTGTCTTCTATCGCCCCCTTCCTTCTTCCAAACTGTATAACCGGGAGGCGGGGAGAATATGCTGCTGTCCACATCGTCCCACAGGAACCCGTCATTGGGGTCGGGCATGTCGTACTCGCCAGTGTAGAAACCAGGTGGGGGCAGCCAGTGTGGGTTTAGGATAGCATTGGTGAAATAATCAGAGTTCATGGCGGCCGCCCTGTGCAGGTAGTCCAGCAGTTTGTTAATGAAAGGCCTGTTACTAGCATACATGCTGGGCTCCATGTTTCGAGCTGTCATGTCCAGCGCGGCGGTAGGTGTCGCCCCCTCCTGCATCAGAAACAGTCCAACGCTCTGTTGCACGTATCTGAGGATCCGCTCCTCCTCAGCGGTAAGCGCATACTGAGGAGGGATCTTCTGCGACCGGTTGGTTAGCAAGAAGTTCAGGGTGGCTTCCAAACTGCCCGTGTCTTCCTGACCCAGGGCGCGGCTCACTTGGGTGATTTCTTGATAGGTCTGCTCGTCCACCTGGCTCTGCCCTATGGCCTCGCGATACAGGTTAAGCAGGTAGCCCAAGTACGAGTTGCGGTCGATGCTACCGCTGTCAGTAAAGGGGGATACCAGCAGCAGCAGCAGGCGGGAGTTGGGAGTCAGCAAGCTAGACACGGTCGCGCGATCTCCTACTGGGGCGTGCACTCCCCACAGACCCTTCAGGTTCTTGAAAGCCTGAGTCAGGTTCACTGTCTGCAAGCCCTGTCTGCTGGTCTGGAAGAAGTAATCTGGCCCGGACTGGTACACCTCGCTCTGGGGCACCTCAGCTACCATGAGTCTCAATGCACTCAAAAAGTTTGTATAGTCTTGCTGACCACGGGGCACGTTGGCGGGCTGGGTGCTGAGGAAAGCGTTTAGCGCTACCAACGACCCCAAGTTGGCGTCGCGCTGGAACCGCTCGCGCTGAGACACGGCCTCGCGCACATCGGTCACCATCCTGTCCAGGTTGGTTTGCACGTTGCTGCTGTTGTAACGGGCCACGCGCTCCAAGAGAGCATTGTATACCAGCCCGGCCTCATCGGGACGGATGGCCTTGTTCTCCACCAGCGCGTTCACGATAGCCAGGACCTTCTCGTGGGTGGGGTTGGAGCGGGAGGGCACTACGGCCTCCAGTATGGCCGAAAGGCGGTTGGCCTGGGGTTGCTGTCTAAAGGCTTCGGGGTTGCGGGTCGTCAGCGCCATTATGCGTTGCATGGCCTGGGTCCAATCGTCCGAAGAGTTAATGCCGGACGGCTGGCTCTGCAGCGCCGCCCGCATTGCGGGGTCCGGTGCCTGCTGCTGTTCCATCTAGCAAAAATACGGGTCGCGCCATCAGTCTTCCAAGTACTCGCCCTCCTCGTCCTCGACTTCATCCACCTCTTCTATGTAAGGAAGCTCACACCCTGCAGCCTCCATGGCCCTGCGACTGGGTTGCCATTGCAAGTCCGCTCCCATGTCAAAGTAGTTCTCCCCATCAGTCCCGGCCCCCGTTAGAGCTCTTTGCAAGCTGTGCATAAGTTCTCTGTCGCTCAGCTCGCGCCTCCTGCTGGCGCTCACCGCGCGGTGCATCCTGTCATTGCGATACACCCCCAGATCGTCGCTCAGAGTCAGCACCTTCAGAGTCATGCGCATGTAAAACCCATCTATCTTTACCTCCTTGTCTATGGGTACGTAGGGGGTCTTGTAGATCTTGCGAGCGTAGTATTTGCCCAAACTCAAGACCGAGTAGTTGATAGCTGCCACTTTCTCAGCCAAACCCAGGCTACGTTCCTGCACTATAATACTTTGCAGGATGTTGATCAGATCATACAGCCATCTCCCATCAGGCTCGGTGATGTTCAACAACGCCTCCCTGAATGCCTCGTTGTCCCTGCTATGTTGAACCACCAGAAACAGCTGAGCTGTCAGTGGTTTGCTAGTGGGGTTCTGGGTGATAGCCTCCATCAGGTCCCACAGATGCATCAGACCCAGGGTCACTTCCTCGCGGGCGATCAGGGTGCGCACATGGTTGTTAAAAGATTTTTGGAAGTTGCGCTCCTCCTTCACGGTCTGCTCGTAGGCTGAGACTAGGTTGGCCGCGGCCACATGTGCCCTAGCTGGGCTGATCCCTGTCACTTCATCGACCTCAAAATCCTCGTCTTGCAGCACCCGTCTTCGATCCAGACCGTGGCGCAGCTCGCGACCCGCGTTAAATCGAGATGCTCGCATTTCCTCTGGCTCCTCACCGCTCCTGTCCCTGAACAGGTTCTGCTGGGGCACGTACGCCTCGCGAGAGTCCTTTTTCAGTTGCACCCGCGGGTGCCGCTCGGGCGATGGTGCGCCCAGGCGCGCCAGTCCCTCGCCCTCTTCCAATTCCAGATCATAGGCGGGCTGTCCCGCGCCGCTGACGGCTGCAGCCGCAGTAGTTACAGGAGCAGGAAGAGCCTTTTGTGGCTGTTGTTGTAGCTGCTGCTGAGAAGGGGGCTGTTGCTGGGGGCGCATCTGTCGCAGCACGGGATGCATCTGGGCAACAAAAAACAAAAAAAAAAAGAGGGCTCGCTCCCGTAAACTGGAGAAGTCGGCTGGCGGGGTCTTAGAAACGTCGCGGAAACCGGCCGATCCGGCGCGCTAAGACTCGAACCGGGGCACACCGCAACGCAACCCTGGCGATTAATTCTCCAGACTACGGGCGCGAGCCACTCCCAGCCCCGAGAACTGAGTGTTCTAAAGCTTGACGCAGCACTGGCTCCCATCCAGGAAAAAGCAAAAAAAACGACCCGCCTCCGTATCCTGGAGGTTTTGTGCAGGCCTGGGTCGAGACGGGAGTGCCAGTACCACGTTAGCTGCGGCTCCAGCCTGATCCGAGATTCGAACCGGGGTACACGCGCAGCCCAACCCGTTCGCTTAGCCTCCAGGCCACGGAGACGAGCCGCTGACCGCTTTCGTTTTTGCCCGTATGTCTAGAGCATCAACGACTGTGCACGTCTCACGGGCCAAACCGTGCCTACCATGAACTACTTCATGCCGCTGCGCAACATCTGGAACCGCGTACGCGAGTTCCCGCGGGCATCCACCACCGCCTCCGGTATCACCTGGATGTCCAGGTACATCTACGGTTACCACCGCCTCATGCTGGAAGACCTTGCCCCCGGAGCCCCGGCTACAGAGCGATGGCCCCTGTACCGCCAGCCACCGCCACACTTTCTCATCGGCTACCAGTACCTGGTGCGCACCTGCAACGATTACATCTTTGACACCCGCGCATACTCGCGCCTCAAGTACACCGAGCTCGTGCGCCCTGGGCACCAGACAGTCAACTGGTCAGTCATGGCCAACTGCTCCTACACAATCAACACCGGGGCCTACCACCGCTTTGTGGACTTTGACGACTTCCAAGCCACCCTCACCCAGGTGCAGCAAGCCATCCTCGCCGAAAGGGTTGTAGCGGACCTGGCACTTGTCCAGCCCATGCGCGGGTTCGGGATCACTCGCATGCATGGCAGAGCGGGCGAAGAAGAAGTGCCCGTGGAACGACTCATGCAAGACTACTATAAAGATCTGGCCAGATGTCAGGATAATGCTTGGGGAATGGCCCATCGCCTGCGCATCCAACAAGCCGGACCCAAAGACCTGGTGCTCCTCGCCACCATCCGCCGTCTCAAAACTGCCTATTTTAATTTCATCACCAGCAGCATCGTCTCATCCTCCCAAGAGGAGGAAGGAAAAGAAAGAGAGAACCCCGACCGAGCGTCTAGCCGCCCCCGCCCGCAAGAAACAGTGCTCAGCCTACCTTGCGATTGCGACTGGTTAGACGCTTTCGTCGAAAGGTTTTCAGATCCCGTGGATCTTGAGACGATCAGGTCCTTGCGCGGAGTACCTACGGGGCAATTGATAAAATGCATAATCAGCGCGGTGTCCCTGCCCAACGGAGAGCCTCCCAGTCACCACTTCAGGGAGATGCGCGGAGGCGTCTTCACTCTGAGACCCAGGGAGAACGGTCGTGCCGTCACCGAGACCATGCGCCGCCGCCGCGGAGAGGTCATTGAAAGATTCATCGACCGTCTGCCCGTGCGCCGCCGGCGTCGCCGCGTTCCCCCTCCTCCTGCAGCCCCACCTGAAGAGGAAGAGATGTTAGTGGAAGAAGAAGAGATTGAGGAAGAAATCCCGGGGGATTTCGAGCGCGAGGTGCGCACCACCATTGCCGAACTCATCCGTCTTCTGGAAGAGGAGTTGACCGTGTCCGCGCGTAACTCCCAGTTTTTCAACTTTGCCGTGGACTTCTACGAGGCCATGGAGCGCTTGGAAGCGCTGGGCGATGTCAGCGAGATGCCGCTGAGACGATGGATCATGTATTTCTTCGTCACCGAGCACATCGCCACCACACTCAACTACCTTTTCCAGCGCCTATGCAACTATGCGGTCTTCACCCGCCACGTAGAGCTTAACCTCGCCCAGGTGGTTATGCGCGCGAGAGATCCCGTGGGGGCAGTGGTCTACAGCCGCGTCTGGAACGAGGCGGGCATGAATGCATTCTCTCAACTCATTGGGCGCATCTCCAACGACCTCGCGGCCACCGTCGAGAGAGCGGGCCGCGGAGATCTTCAAGAGGAAGAGATCCAGCAGTTCATGGCCGAGATCGCCTACCAGGATAACTCTGGCGACGTGCAAGAAATCCTTAGACAAGCCGCCGTCAACGATACCGAGATTGATTCTGTTGAACTCTCTTTCAGGTTCAAGCTCACGGGGCCGGTAGCTTTCACCCAGAGGCGTCAGATCCAGGATGTCAACCGCCGCGTCGTCGCACATGCGAGTCTTCTCAGGGCGCAGTACCAGAACCTACCCGCGCGCGGCGCCGACGTACCACTGCCAGCCATGCCGCCGGGTCCCGAGCCGCCCCTGCCGCCCGGTGCGCGCCCTCGACACCGCTCCTAAACATGCAAGAAGCAACAGAGCCACCGCCGCCCAAAAGGAAAAACAAGGGCACGGTGGTAGCGCCCAAGGGGCACGGAACCCTGCAAGCCATTGACATCTCCACCAACGGACCCGTGCAGATCAAGTACCATCTCAACCTCCCTCACGCCCTCGAAAAGATCATGCAAGTCAATCTCCTGACACTGCCTACTAACCTGACTCCGCAGCGTCTCAGGACCCTGGACAGCTCCGGCCTGCGCGCTCTCGTCCTCGAGCTCCGCCCCTGCCGCGCCGAGGTCTGGACTTGCCTCCCGCGAGGGCTCGTCAGCATGACCACCATCGAGACAGAAGATGGTCATGCCGATGCAGACAACATAGTAGAGCGCCAGGTACAAACGCCAGGCCTCAATTTTCCACTGAAATTTCTCGTCAAAGGAAGTCAGGTACAACTCATTCATGAGGTGCATCCCGTGAATCGCTGCGAGTACTGCGGCCGTCTGTACAAGCACAAGCATGAATGCTCGGCGCGTCGCAGGGAGTTCTACTTCCATCACATCAACAGCCATTCCTCCAACTGGTGGCAGGAGATCCAGTTCTTCCCGATTGGCTCTCATCCTCGCACAGAAAGGCTCTTCCTCACCTACGATGTGGAAACCTACACCTGGATGGGGTCCTTTGGCAAGCAGCTAATCCCCTTCATGCTGGTCATGAAACTCTCTGGAGACCAGCGGCTCGTCAACATCGCCTATGACCTCGCCATGAAACTTAAGTGGGATCGCTGGCGGCAGGACCCCCAAACCTTCTATTGCGTCACCCCAGAAAAGATGGCAGTCGGGCAGCATTTTCGTCAATACCGGGACCAGTTACAAACAGCACTCGCAGTGGACCTCTGGTCCTCCTTCCTCAAAGCGAACCCTCACGTGCACGAATGGGCCCTCGAACACTATGCTCTCACTGACCCTACAGATCTCACTTTTGAAGAACTCAAGAAGCTGCCTCATGTCAGGGGCACCCCTCGATTCTTAGAACTGTACATAGTGGGGCACAACATCAATGGCTTTGATGAGATCGTCTTGGCCGCTCAGGTTATCAATAACCGAGCAGAGGTCCCTCAGCCTTTCAGAATCACCCGAAATTTCATGCCCAGGGCCGGCAAGATCCTCTTCAATGATGTTACTTTCGCTTTGCCCAACCCCGCCTACAAGAAGCGGGTGGACTTCCAACTCTGGGAACAGGGGGCCTGTGATGACATGGACTTCAAGTATCAATTCCTCAAAGTCATGGTCAGGGACACTTTTGCCCTCACTCATACCTCGCTGCGCAATGCAGCCCAAGCATACTCTCTCCCAGTGGAGAAGGGATGCTGTCCCTACAAGGCAGTCAATCAGTTCTACATGTTGGGCTCTTACCGTGCAGAAAAAGACGGGTTTCCCCTCGAAGAGTACTGGAAGGATCGCGAAGAATACCTTCTCAACCGTGAGCTGTGGGAAAAGAAAAGCCAACCGCGTTATGACATCATCCAGGAAACTCTCGACTACTGTGCCCTGGATGTACTCGTCACCGCCGAGCTGGTAGCCAAGCTGCAAGAGTCATATGCCCACTTCATAAGGGACTCTGTAGGCCTACCTCATGCCCATTTTAACATATTCCAGAGACCTACTATCTCTTCCAATTCCCATGCCATCTTTCGCCAGATCGTTTACAGGGCGGAAAAACCCAACCGCACCAATCTGGGCCCGGGTCTTCTCGCCCCCTCACATGAACTCTATGACTATGTGCGAGCAAGCATCAGAGGGGGGCGCTGTTATCCCACTTACATCGGCATCCTCGAAGAGCCCCTCTATGTATACGATATCTGTGGCATGTATGCCTCCGCGCTCACCCACCCCATGCCCTGGGGCACCCCTCTTAACCCCTATGAGCGCGCGCTGGCAGTTCGAGAATGGCAGATGACCTTGGATGATCCCACCACCATAAGCTATTTTGACAAAGATTTGCTACCGGGAATATTTACCATAGATGCGGACCCCCCTGATGAGCTCATGCTAGACCCCCTCCCCCCTTTCTGTTCAAGAAAAGGAGGTCGACTCTGCTGGACCAATGAGCCCCTCCGAGGCGAGGTGGCCACCAGTGTGGATCTGATAACCCTGCACAATAGGGGATGGCGAGTCAGAATAGTTCCGGATGAACTGACAACCATCTTCCCTGAATGGAAATGTGTGGCGCGCGAGTACGTCCAGCTTAACATCGCCGCCAAGGAGCGCGCGGACAAGGAAAAGAACCAAACCATGCGCTCCATCGCCAAGCTTCTATCCAATGCCCTCTATGGATCATTTGCTACCAAGCTGGACAACAAGAAGATTGTGTTTTCTGACCAGATGGACGAGAGTCTTATGAAAGGCATCTCTGCTGGTACTGTCAATATCAAATCCTCCTCGTTCCTAGAAACTGACAACCTGAGTGCAGAGGTCATGCCCGCCTTCGAGAGGGAATACCTACCCCAACAGCTGGCGCTCCTGGACAGCGATCCGGAAGACAGTGAGGACGAACAGAGGCCCGCCCCCTTTTATACCCCCCCGGCGGGGACCCCTGGTCACGTGGCCTACACTTACAAGCCAATCACATTCTTGGATGTGGAGGAGGGGGACATGTGTTTACATACCGTAGAGAAGGTGGACCCCCTGGTTGACAACGACCGCTACCCCTCCCACGTGGCCTCCTTTGTGCTGGCCTGGACACGCGCTTTTGTATCAGAGTGGGCTGGGTTCCTCTACGAAGAGGACCGAGGCACTCCGCTCGAGGACAGGCCCATAAAGTCGGTCTACGGGGACACGGACAGCCTCTTTGTCACCCAGCGGGGACACGACCTCATGGAAACCAAAGGTAAGAAACGCATCAAAAAACATGGCGGAAAACTTGTTTTTGACCCCGATGAGCCGGATCTGACCTGGCTCGTGGAGTGCGAAACCGTCTGCGCCTCCTGCGGTGCGGATGCATACTCCCCCGAATCCATTTTCCTCGCGCCCAAGCTGTATGCCCTCAAATGTATCTACTGCCCCGCCTGCCATAAAACTTCCAAAGGTAAGCTCCGTGCCAAAGGCCACGCGGCCGAGGCGCTCAACTACGAACTCATGGTAAACTGCTACCTGGCCGACATGCAGGGCGCCGATCGGCAGCGGTTCTCGACCAGCAGGATGAGTCTGAAGCGCACCCTCGCAAGCGCCCAACCAGGCGCGCACCCATTCACCGTGACGGAAACAACCCTGACTCGGACGCTGCGACCATGGAAGGATCGGACCCTGGCAGCGCTGGACGCCCATCGTCTGATTCCCTACTCCAGGAGCCGTCCCAACCCGCGAAACGAGGAGGTCTGCTGGATCGAGATGCCATAGAGCACATCACCGAGCTCTGGGACCGGCTCGAGCTCTTGCAACAGACTCTTTCCAAAATGCCCATGGCTGACGGGCTGAAGCCGCTGAAAAACTTCTCCTCGCTCCAGGAGCTTCTATCCCTTGGGGGAGAGCGCCTCCTAACGGACTTGGTGCGGGAAAATATCCATGTAAGGGAAATGATGAACGAAGTGGCCCCCCTACTCCGGGAGGACGGCAGCTGTCGCTCCCTAAACTACCATCTGCAACCCGTAATTGGGGTCATTTACGGTCCCACTGGGTGCGGCAAGTCTCAGCTGCTTAGGAATTTGCTCTCATTCCAGTTAATCACCCCGGCTCCAGAAACGGTATTTTTTATAGCCCCGCAGGTGGACATGATCCCCCCCTCTGAACTGAAAGCCTGGGAAATGCAAATATGTGAGGGGAACTATGCTCCCGGGCCAGAGGGAACTTTCATCCCCCAATCTGGCACCCTCCGCCCAAAGTTTATTAAAATGGCTTATGATGACCTGACTCAGGAGCATAACTATGATGTTTCAGACCCCCGGAACGTGTTCGCCCGTGCCGCTGCCCACGGCCCCATCGCTATCATTATGGATGAGTGCATGGAGAATCTGGGGGGTCACAAAGGCGTCTCCAAATTTTTTCATGCTTTTCCCTCTAAGCTGCATGATAAATTTCCCAAGTGCACCGGATACACTGTCTTAGTGGTCCTGCACAATATGAACCCGAGACGGGATCTAGGCGGCAACATTGCCAACCTCAAGATCCAGTCCAAAATGCATATAATTTCACCCCGGATGCACCCGTCCCAGCTCAATAGATTTGTAAACACCTACACTAAGGGTCTCCCCGTTGCAATTAGTCTGCTCCTAAAAGATATTGTGCAACACCATGCACTCCGACCTTGCTATGACTGGGTGATTTATAACACTACCCCGGAGCAAGAGTCTCTTCAATGGAGCTATCTCCACCCCCGAGACGGACTAATGCCTATGTATCTAAACATTCAATCCCACCTTTACAGGGTACTGGAAAAGATCCACCGAGTTCTCAATGATCGAGACCGATGGTCCAGGGCATACCGCGCGCGAAAAATCAAATAAACATTCATTTGTTTTTATAACAAGTATTTCTTTATTTATTGATTTGAGATCTTTATTTAGACTTTGCTGTAGCAACAGCAGACTCAGTTTGCTCACGCAACTGGGCCACCTGCTTAGACAGTTCGCCTAAGCGTTGGGTTAAGGCCTCGAGCTGAGCCAACAGAACAAGTAGCTTGTCCTCAGCCAGGGTTGAAGGGTTATTAGAGGAACTGGAATTGGCAACGATGCTTCCGTAATAGCCCATTCCAAGGATAGTGTTGGCGGCAGCAGTAGCGGCGGCGGCTGCAGCTGCATCCAATGGTGACGAACTCAAAGTGGCATAGGTCAGCGTTGAGGAATTGGCGGGCTGGACGGGTCTCCCATCCACAGTGGATCCCATGACATTCTGACGAACTCCTGCCCATGGTGGGAGCCTGCCCGTCAGATAAGGGCTAAATACTCCCCCCTCAAAAGAAGCGCTTCCACTCATGGCAGCTGCAAGACAGAAATTAACAAAATTTACCCAATCTGTCCACCTTACCAACCTGAAAGTCCCCATCCACATCTTGCCCCACTACTCACTTTAGTCAGTTTCTTCACCACTAGAACCGAACTCCGCTCCAGTGCAGGCAAGCACCAAATGATCGGGTCTCAGGTCTTCAGTCACATCCACGCACACCGGCTGGAATCTAGCATGCTTGCCTCCGCATTCGCATGCGCGCACCCTCGGTTTAGTGTCATCATATCTCAGGATCTTCCATAGTTGAATATTCATATCAAAGATTCCTGTTAAGCTCACTCTGGAAAAGGCATCTGGTTCCAACATTACCTTCACATGATTCATGTTACACTGGTAAGGCATAAACATTCCCCTGCGACCACCTATGTGCATGGTGCACTTGGTAATCACATTATGTTCAAATACAGGCCATTTCTTGCGTGCATGTGAAACGATATGCACAGTAGCAAGAATATTGCAATGTCCACCAGCGCAGGTCAGCATCTGATAAGGCCTCTCATCCGAATGTCCACAGATCATATTATGCTTCACACTGGCATTTCCCTTTATTAGAATGAAGCAGCCAGTTTCTGTAGCTGCGCAGTGGCGGATCCTTGCTTCACCTTCATTCAGTATGCCAAGATTACATCTCTCAAACATGCATTTCTTCACAGACAACTGACTCTTGACCCTACCTGATGTTGCAATCCAGCATGCATAAAAACTACAACCCCTCACACTAACTTGCCCCCAAGCTTCTACACACGTATTATTAAACCCAAAAAAGCTACAACCATGTAGAATCAGCTTAGTGTTAGCCATAAATACAATGCCATTATACCCATCCCCTCTAAACCTAATATTCATAAGTGTTACTGCTTCCATGCCGACAACCCCTGGCCACATACCCATCATACAACATCTAAAAGCTGCTTTATCTTGTGTATCTATGATAACCTCTGCCCCATTCCCTGATATGTAGCATGCATTTCTAATATTAATCTTCTTAGTAATTCTATATTGTTTATCAGGCCTCAGAGATATCTTAGCATAATTCCTAATGGCCACCTCCCAATCATCCTCAGGTTCCAACCAACAGGTCTTAAGTTGTTCTAGTGAATATTTCTCCTGCAATATTGAAACTTCATCCCTGCCTTCGCTCTGAACCTCATGCCACCAAACAGTTTCAGGACGCCTGCGGCTCATTAAACTTAAAGCCAACTCGGTTCTTAAATTATTCCCACTAGGATTCCTCTCCCTCTTAATGCCTCTGTTCTGTCCACTGGTCGTAGACCTAGTAAGCACCCGTCGCAGTTCAGGAAACAGGTCAGCTACTCCTCCACCGGAGGGTCCAGGCCGGCTCTCGGATTGTCCTCCTGCTGCTCCTCCTGCAGAACCGCTGGCATGGTCGGTGGGTGTCTCAGTATCCCTGCTACTCCTAGAGGCTGCACTGGCCAGTAATCTAAGATTGTCCTCATCCTGCGAGCCTTCCATGTTCTCCACAAAGCTGCTGCTATGAAATCCAAAACGTATCCCTTGCTGAAGTGAGTTTGGCGGATCCATTTATCCAATATAAAAGTAAGAAAAGCTACAGCAGCAGCAGTTCTACCAGGAGTAGAAAAATCTAAAACTGATAAAACCTTCTCCTTAAAA